CAAAGCCTTCTGGAAGAAATCCTCATCCGTGAGAATCGCTCTCATCAGCTCTGGTGACAACTGGTCAATGTGAGCCGCGTACCAGCGCACCGTGTCCCTCAAAGCAGGATCCTGAATAGCCTCCTGCATTACTGCATCAATCTGTTTGTAAACACCCATGATTTTCCCTTTCGTTAGGCGATACCCAGACTGTACCCCACTACACACAGAATGTGCAACAACCCACCCCATCGGCGTGTATAGTAGTGCCCATGATGAACCCAGGAAACTACGATCTAGAATCCATGAGCCTGCAACAACTCGCAGACCTCCGAGAGTGGCAACTGGAACGCCTAGAAAAGGTCACCACAGCCCTCAAGGGGCGCGTACAGACCGAATACGAGGACACCGCGAACATCAAGGCGCTCGCTAAAAAAGCGGGCGTTACAAGGCGAACAATCTACGCTTGGCTTGGTCAGTAACTACTGGCAGGAATCGCACTGCAGTAAATCCATCGGATCTACCGGCACGTCATAATCTGCCACACGCTCAACAGCGTCCAAGCGGGCCATTACTCGGGAACTTTGTTGTAAGTCAGCACCGAGGTGAGCAACGACATGACACCGGCAAGGGCAGCGACAGAACCAACCTGCGCCCAATCCACATTCACAATCCCTGCAGCACTCACACCGATAGTTGCGATTGCAACCTGGGCAACAGTTTTCACTGCACGCTCAGCGCTAAAAGCCCAATACTTGTTCCACTTATCCATCAGGGTTCTCCTCTTTCGATAGTTTTGTTTTGTCATCATACGCGGCCCCGAAAATGTATGAGGTGAGAATGAGGGACACTAACGCCACCCCACCTGTTACGAGGTCACCGGCTCCGAGCTTGTCCTGCCACACAGCCAGCACTGAGCTGACTATCATCCCTGCACCGATTGTGAAGGCCACAAAAATGTAGCGCCTGCGGATTGTCCACGAAGTTTTCATCGGGCCATCACCGCAATTAGGGGACTCACGATGGCGGCTAGGAAACCGAACCCACCGATGGCTTGCCACATCCGCATTTCCAGTTTACGGATTCGCGCCTCGTGATCGTCAATCTTGTCCTCCGAGTCGGGGAGGCTGTTAGCAATCTTCTCGAGCAACCGGCCCTGCCGTTGCACCTCAACATAAATATCCCGCATAGAAACCTTTACAGCGATTGCGTCAGTATCTTCAGCCATCAGATTATGCCTTCATTGAGTTGGCGCTGAAGCTCACTAATCGTTAGCCTGCCCCAGACACCATCTTGCTTGACACCAATTTTACCTTGAACGGCTCTCCGGGTTCCCGCCCCAAGGATTCCGTCATCTTTCACACCAGCCCACCGTTGAATAGCAGCGTAAGTCATGCGCGCAGGTTTCCCGTCAATACGCCCAGGCTTATATCCGCCCTCGTGGAGCGCGGTCTGCCATGCAGTCCACGTTGCACGGTTGAACCGTCCGGTTACCGGCAAAACGTTTGGTGTTGCGGCGGGTGCGCCGGTAAGGAAGGGGACAGGGTCCAGGGTGTTCCCCCAGCGACCTCCGCGTTTGCGGACCTCGAAGTGGAGGTGGTTGCCTGTTGAAGCGCCTGTGGTGCCGGAGGTGTAAACAAACTCGCCAGTTTCCACTCTTTGCTTTCGCTTGAGCGCGGTGCGGTCTCGACCGTGATAGTAAACCGTCACAATGTCACCGTGGTCAATGAGGACAGTGTGCCCTCCACCACGAGGGGACCAGCCAATCTTCTTCACAACACCGTCACCGGCAACCGTGACAGGGAAGGAACCGGCAACATCCACACCCTGATGAAAAGCCCGCTTACCCGTTATGGGGTGAACTCTCCACCCGTAAGGGCTGTTCTTGTTGATGCTACGACCTGTAGGCCAGGGGTTATGAAGTTTCATTAGTTGCTCCTCCCGTGAAAGTTGAAGACAAAAACATGCCGCCCCCAAAACACATCAACCGTAAAGTGCTTGAACCTCTGGAGCAAAACACCCCACTGTCTTGTACCGCCCACCTGAGGATGGTAGTGGATGTAGTGAACTCTCCCGAACCCGAGGTTTAGGTGCCGGTCTTTTCTGCCAGTCCCGAGGTTAGACAGTTTCATCGGTGACCTCTACCCAGTCACCAGCTTGCTCATCCCAAACATGTACACCCTCGGCAGGGTAGGCGATAGGTGCCACCCAGAGGCAAGTAGCCTCATTGAGTACCCATGAAGCGTATGGTTGTGGCGGGATAAAAGCATCGCGGGTTTCATCGTAAGTAAAACCGATTCCCGCATAGTTGAACCTGAGCGCTTTGGACTGGTCTTCGCTGGGCTCCCCATCGGTGTAGTGAACCCCGCCGGAAGTGTTGTAAGAAGTTTGGCGGTACACATCACCAGTCCGGGCGTTCAGTTCTTCTTCCAGCCCGTCATCTTCCTGCCTGCCCACAGTCACGAAAGTGACCAGGTTGTTTTCGTTTAGTTTTGCGAAGTGGCTCATGCGATAGTCACCGTTTCCGAAGTCGTAGAAGTAGCCGTCACCGTGTAAACGCGGTTAGAACCAACCACAGCATTAGTCTGCGTGACCCCGCCACTAAAAGTTGCAACAGCTTGGACAGGCAAAGTAAATATGACGATGCCGGAACCGCCAGCACCACCGACATAGCCTTGATACCCGCCACCCCCACCGCCACCAGTGTTTTCCGTACCAGCCACACCTGCACCAGAAGCATTGTTTCCAGCCCCGCCCCCACCGGCACCACCAGCGCCCGCAGACGAAATGCCCGTCCTACCACCACCACCGCCACCACCAGCCCGCGTGACAGCCGAACCCGTAATAGAAGAAGAAACACCCGCACCACCAGCACCAGAAACTGAACCTGTGCCCGTCACGCCAACAGCACCCGCACCACCGCCCCCGCCAGAAGGGAACGGGCTGGCACTATTATTTGCCCCACCGGCAAAACCTTGACCTACCGTGCCCGCCTTCGCAACATAAGTCCCACTCGAAGAAATGGCGGCACCACCACCCGAGCCCCCAGCACTAGCGTTGTCGGCATCTATGCGTCCACCGCTGCCACCGCCAACAGTGGTAATCGTGCCAAAAACTGAACTAACACCCGGAGTCCCTGGGGCGCTTTCAGAGTTTTGCCCCGAACCACCCGCCCCAACCGTTACCGAATAAACCCCAGAAGCAAGACTCAAGGCGCTTTCAGACGAAGCCCCACCGCCAGAAGTCCCCGCGTTAGACCGATACCCACCAGCACCACCACCACCAGAAGAAGCGCCACCACCACCAGCAACAACAACATACTCGCAAGGGAAAGGCCCAACCGCGAAAAATACTGCCATATTGTTAAACTTTTGGAAGTCCCTTATGGAACTATTGCTCATACTTGTTACAGCCACAACAAGCCCCCCTAAACTGTTACTTCGGCACCAAAAGCATTGATGCTCAACCGGTCAGCAGTACCCGCCGAAACCGTCACCACATCAGTAGCCTGCAAAGTAATCCCCAAAGTAAGTGTGGTCGAATCATTCGCAGCCACCGGCACATCATAAGCAATGTAATGCTGGTTCGAAATCGCATCCCCATCCACACGGATAGCCAGGCGGAAAGTCGTAGCCGCAGCGTTCCGGTTCGCAATGATAACCGTGCTGATGACCGTCTCAGTCGAGGCAGGGCAGGTGTAAAGAGTTGTCAGCGAAGTCGTAGTGAGGTCAAGCTGACCGAGTGATTTGTATGATGTTGCCATTTGTTATGCTCCCATGAGTAGAAAGTTAGTTTCAAAACCTACGCTTGCCCCACCAGCAGCAATCCACGCACTCCCAGTGTAAACCTGAAACGCGTCCGTGTCCTTCAGGAAAGCGAACTGCCCCTCCGCAGGAGAAGTGATTGCAGCATCCCTGGCCGTCGCATCAGCGAACACAGGGATAGCCTGATCCATCAAATAAGTCTGCACATTAGCTGCAGTCAAAACCTCGCCTGCACTAAAAGTGCGATACCCAGCGCCAGCCATTGTTCTCCCTAGAAAGCCAAAGCGTTATTACTGTCAAGTTTACCAAACACAGCATCATCCAAGACTAAGAAAGTCCAGTCTAGCGAAGCCACGCTAATGAACATGTCATGGCGTGAAGGTTCCACAGAATGAGCGATGCGAATAATCTGCCCATACTGCTCAATTGGATCACCAATGTCATTAGGGGTGAAGGTGATGGAAACCACATCACCAATCTCCAACCCCAAAC